TGTCGTTGACAACGCCACATCAGTTGGTTACATCGACACAGCAAGTGGAGAATTCCAAACAATATCTGTTACGGAGTCAGTGAGAGATTCAATGCACGAGGTCAAAGTGAATCCAATCACTTTCTTCTCAGGTGCAGGAATCGTTAACTTTGGTAACTTGACTAAAACATCGGCAAGTTCTGCATTGGACAGGATCAACGTTTCAAGATTGGCAGTGTATCTAAGAACACAACTAGATGCAATCGCTAAACCATTCATCTTTGAACCAAATGATGAATTGACTAGAAACGAGATCAAGGGTGCAGTAGAATCATTCTTGTTGGAGTTAACAGGTCAGAGAGCATTGTATGACTTCCTAGTAGTTTGTGATGACACAAACAACACACCTACAAGGATTGACAGGAACGAACTTTATGTGGATATAGCAATTGAGCCGATCAAGTCAGTTGAATTCATCTACATACCGTTGAGAATCAAAAACACAGGAGAAATTGCAAAGTTAGGGAACTAATTTTGAATAAATAGGAGAAACAGATGGCAATATCAACTTTATCAAAATTTACAGTACCACTAGCAAACGATCAGAGTTCAGCATCACAGGGTTTATTGATGCCAAAACTACAGTATCGTTTCAGAGCGATCCTGGAAAATTTTGGAGTATCAACACCAAGATCAGAACTAACAAAACAAGTTATTGATATCACAAGACCCAACTTGACTTTTGACAACGTGACACTGGATGTGTACAACTCAAAAGTATATGTTGCGGGTAAACACACTTGGGATCCAATCACAATCACTCTAAGGGATGACGTTAACAACTCAGTTACTAAACTGGTTGGTGAGCAGATCCAGAAACAGTTTGATTTCTTTGAACAATCAAGTGCGGCATCTGGTATTGATTACAAATTCACAACTAGAATCGAAATGCTAGACGGTGGTAATGGAGCGAGCACACCAAATGTGTTAGAAACATTTGAATTATACGGTGCATATGTGGAAAACGTAAACTACAATTCATTAGCATACGCAACATCAGAACCAGCGACTATCACTATGTCAATCAGATACGACAACGCAGTCCAAACTCCAACAGGAACAGGAATTGGAACAGCGGTTGCTAGAACGATCGGTACTCTAAGTACAGGTGGTGGACAGTAATACAAAAAATTAAGTAAGCAATTATAACATCAAAAGCGTCTTTATAGGCGCTTTTTTTGTGGCCATAAATACGAGTATGCCAAGCATAAACAACTTCTTAAAAGGTTTCCAGGACGGATTACCAGGTATGAAAGACTACCAACACGCATCTAGATTGTACATAGACGACAACTACAAGTTGATGCCAAAACAGAAGTTCCTGTTCCACGTTGTTTTCAACACGGATGAGACCTTGTTCCAGGGAGGATTCAACGCCAACGAGAGGTACCAACTGAACATGTTGGTCAAAGCATGTGAACTGCCCAAGTACAACATGAGTTACGAGGAGAAGACACAGTACAACAAGAAGATGTATGCTGGCACAAGGATAGCATACGAACCTGTGAATATCACATTCCACGATGATCATGCAGACACCGTGAACGCATTCTGGAAGAAATACTACGAATACAACATAGCAGATTCGATAGGCATGAACAGTGACCTAACCATAAACAATACTAAGGATGACTATTATGCCTATGGTGATGCTAGACAGACGACCAAGTTTGGTATGGACACACCGAGACAGAGACAGAAACCTTATCTCAAAGGTATAGAGATCTTTGTGTTGCACAAGAAACGTTTCACATCAATGACATTGGTCAATCCTGTGATTGGATCATTCTCACATGATAACCTAGATCAGGCGGACGGTGCGGGAGTGTTGAACAACACAATGCAGATACTTTACGAGACCGTGATATACAAGGCAGGCATAATCAACAGGAACAACGTTCCAGGTTTCGCTACCATCAACTACGATCGATCCCCTAGCCCATTGAGTGTGCTTGGAGGTGGAACAAACAGCATATTTGGACCAGGCGGTGTCGTGGATGGCATAGGATCAGTGATTAAAAATTTTAACGATGGCAACATACTGGGTGCCATACTGGGTGCGTCTAACACCTATAACAATGCGAAGAAGATAAAAAAGAAAGATGTCAAAGAAGAACTTAAAGGCATCGCAAAAGATGGGGTACTAGAAGTTGGCAAACAGGCAGGGACAATATCAAACCCTGTAGCACAGTTCAGTGTTGGTGCGGCGGCCATAGTAGGTGCTTCAGCACTGTCATCGGCAAGGGGCACAGCGGACAACAAGAACCAGGCCAACAACACAGTGATAACCAATAGCACAGCGGACACAGTAAATTTCTTAGGTGCTGACGAGTCATTTAATCTTGTTTCCAATGATGCGAGTGTAAGAGATGAAATAGCGGCGGCGATATATTTCAGAGACATAGGTTCTCGAAAAGGATTGACTATAGCACAATCTAATGTTGAATACGAGGCATCCGCTGACAACATTAAAACTGTATACAGCAATAAGGCTATAACAAATGTGAGGAAGTTGGTCACAGAAGGATATATTAAAATTGCAAGACAAACACAGGATGTAGAGATAGCAACAGAGAAGGCTACAATATAATGACTGAATTTTATACAAACCTACCACCAAAGGACAAAGACGAGTTACAGAAGACTGTGGAGAAACTGACCACTACCCCATACGAAACTGATTACCAATTCAATGTGGGGGAGTATGACAGCACCATAGCGTTCTTCGTAAAAAGAAATTTTTCAAGGACCGCGGCAGAGTCAACAGCATATGCTATTCTTTCACAGGCCAAGATAGACAACATCAAACCTCAGCAGATACTAGACCAGTTGACGTACGCCACACCGACGTTGTTGTCTGAACTGATAACCATAATATTAAACGCCAACAGATACAAGTCAAGTAGGTTGGGTGTGAGGAAGACACTGGCCACCAAAGAGACGGTATCTAGAAACATTATAGGCTAATGTTACCGAGATTTGCTAGGGGCAAGTTCTCTCCCAAGAATCAAGAGAAATACGTGGGCACGAAAACACCAACATACAGATCAAGTTGGGAACACTCTTTCATGAGACTGTGTGACGAACATCCTAACGTGTACCAGTGGGCGTCAGAATCAATCAAGATTCCATATAGGCATCCGTTCACAGGCAAGTACACTGTGTATGTGCCAGACTTCTTCATTGTGTACCAAGACAAGGAAGGTCGCAAACACGCGGAGATGGTGGAGGTCAAACCCATGAGCCAGACGTCCATGGAGGCCGCGGGCAAGAGCATGGCCAAGAAGAAACAGGTCGTTATAAACATGGCCAAATGGGAGGCCGCCAACGCCTACGCCAAACAGAGGCGTATCAAGTTCAGGGTGGTGTCAGAAGAACAGTTGTTCCACAACGGCAAACGTAAGTAAATACTGCAATGACAAAGAAATTAGAAGACATCCTCAATTTACCAAATGTCAAAGAGGCATTCAAAGAGGTGGACAACAAGGAAAAAGACAAGAAGATCAAGGAGGCCAACGGGCAACACCCATCTGCCAAGAACCTAGATCCCAAGACACAGGCCAACCTACAGAAGAGTTATGCGGAATTTGACAAGATAGCGGCCGCACTGCCACAGGTCAAAGGATTGGGCGAACTCAGTGATCTGGAACTGGACAAACTGGCCATTGAAGCGGAAGAAAGTTACAAGAACCTCATGGATCTGGGCATGAACGTGGATTCCCGTTATTCAGGGCGTATATTCGAGGTTGCGGGCAACTTCCTACGCAACGCCATAGACGCCAAGGGTAGCAAGATAGACAAGAAGCTCAAGATGGTGGAACTGCAACTAAAGAAGATGAAACTGGACAAAGACGGCAACAAAGACGGTGGTCCTGTGGAGGAAAGCGACGGATTCGTTATATCTGATCGTAACGAATTAATGAAGAAACTACTTAAAAAAGACTAAATATTGCATATGAGCACATTCAAAGACTATCTAACGGAATCGACTAAGTCATATGACTATAAAATAAAGATCGCAGGTGCAAAGAAAGATATTGATATAAATGCTTTAGAAACAGCACTGCAAAAATTTGATCTTGCCAGCATGTCAGCGGGTAAGACAACACCTATTATGACGCTACCACTTGATTTTCCTGCCTTAAGCAACGAGCAAGTGACGATCTTTGACGTGACAACGAACTATCCAGAGTCACCGAGAGTGATGCATGAGTACCTTTCAGACTTATTAAGGATTCCAGCCACACACATTGTTGTTAGGAAACCAAATGAGCCAACTGAGGAATATCAGAACGACATGCAGGTTGCAAAGAAATCAGAATATGCAAACAAACTGCATGACATAGAATACAAAGACGCACCTAAGGTGAACGCAGAAGACTACCATTCAACAAAAGCAAACATGGGATTGCTTAAAGAACTATTAAAAGACAGAGAAGTCAACAAAGACGCTCCAAAAGAAAAAGAGAATGCAATGAGCAAAGAAGAAGAAGGAACACCAAGTCCTCTAACAAAATCAACTAACCCACACCCAGACCCAAAAAGGAAATAAGTTATGGAAATGATCGACGTGTTAACAAAATTAAAAGAAATAGCAGAATCAAAACCTGAATTGGTCAAAGACGCAGTGGAAAACGTTGAGAAGACAAATCCAAAAGCAGTAACAGAAGGTGGCATGAAAGATTACCTACATGACGAGGCAGAGAAACTTTCAAGAGAAGAATTCATTAAGAAACATGGTGAGAGCCTGGCAGGTTTCTGGGACAGCATAAACGGAACTGAAGAAGCAGTAGAAGGTAAAATGCCAGCGGGTCTAAAAGCATACCATGACAAAAAAGCAGGCAAAGAAGAGAAAAAAGAAACCGTGAAAGAAGCAATTCAAATCTCAACTGACTCACCTCAGGAAGCGTCAATGATGATGCAGATATTAAAACTTGCAGGTGTACAACAAGTTGATCCAG